TCAAAGAGCCAGTGGGCAAATTGGGCCCAGTACAATCATGGTGTATCAGGCTTCACCATTGGGACAGGCCTCCTCTCATCATTCCGCACAGGCGACAAGAATGCTTCCCCTGTTGACTCCAACCCTGTTGCTGGCACAGGGACTTGGGACGGGAACATTTGGCGTGCCATAAATACTCAGGCTGACATCGTGTTCATGAGCCTGGGCATCAATGACATGAACAGCCCAACGCCAAGATCGACCTATGGCACCCAGGCAAACTTTGATGCGAACCTGGATGAAGCAGTCCAGATCCTCCTGACTGCTATGCCTAAGTCACAGATTGTTCTTTGGGTGCCATCACCGTATGCTGGTGAGGACTTCGTTTCAGGAAGCTTCAACACCAGCTGGGCATCGGACAGCCCTGATGGAACCATTGACACAAATGCTGCCTTGCGCTCCTCATATATCAGAGCGAGCTATCTGAAGTGGGCAAACCGTCACCCAAGAATCACTGTCATTGATACGGCAGAGATCTTTGGCACAAGCTGCAATGACAAGTCAGTCGATAGCCAAGACCCTGAGCTTGGGGCTGGCTTCCCGATGATGGATGACTCGCTTCACTTCTCTGCCTTGGCAGGAAGAAGGATGTTGCAGCTTTTCAACAGGGTGCTTGGCTTCCCGACAAGAAGGGGAGACACTGCAACCCTGATCTCAAACAACTCCCTCAATGAGCAGTGCTTTTGGGGAAGGTGGGTCAATTACACTGGCTTGTCCAACAGCGGATCAGATACGCTTCTGACTGTTCGTGGTTCGCCTGAGCATGTTTTCCTTGAGGCTGCTCTGGGAAGCAGAAGGACAAACAACCTTCTCAAGCCGACATATGTCATCGAGGACGCTGAACGGGCTTTGTTCCTTGGAGACCTTGCATTCATCCGAGGCATCATTGGCATTGGCAGAGATGCCAAGATCCAATTTGGCACAGCAGGAAACATCTATCAGTGCTCCACCATAGAGCTATCAAGCACCAACACAAACCCAGATGGGACATTCACCTTTGTCCTTCGTTTCAAGAATGTGAACCTTGGGGCTCTTGGAGAAGCAACTTCTGGTCTTGCATTCATCTATGCCTCGAATGAAGGTGGCATTCCGTTCCTCAGGAAGAACCTTGTGTTCAACTTTGATGGGACTGGATCGACTGCTACCCAGTGTGGTGGAGGAGCCTGGAATCCTTATGCTGTAACCTGGCAGCCAGGGACCTTCCTTGTTCAACGAGGGAATGCCAGCAATGCAATCAGCGTCGAAGTGTATGTTCAGAACCAAACAGATGGCAGACTTGTTGATGGTGCCATAGCTGGCTCACCCTTCTCCAGCCCTGGGGCATTGGTTGCTTCTGGATCTCTTATCAATGGAGGCTTCCAAGCCAGCCTTACCCCCAATGCTGCCATCTGGGGATCACCATTTGCGTTCAACTTCAAGAGCGACTACAGGCTTGTGGCCAAGGTTACATCAGGGACCCTGGTTGGACAAGCCTCACTGATGATCAGATAAGGAGACTGCCATGGGACTTGGTAACATGTCACCCGGACTTATCGGGATTGCTGTCGATTCATTCGAGGTCACCCCTCACAACTCGACCAGCTATGTTCAAGGTGAAGCAAGATACCTCTATGTTGGAGGTGCAGGCGTCGTCAAGCTTGTGAAGATTGATGGAGTTGAGGTGTCCTACACTGTGCCTGCAGGAGCATACATCTTGTGCGCAAGCATCAGGGTGAATTCGACAGGAACCACAGCAACTGGGATCGTTGCCCACAAGTGAACTGAGAGCAAGGAAGCCAACATGATCCCCTTCATCGTAGCATCTAGGCCGCTGGCTGTTGCTCTATCAGGTGCCTCTCAGGCCTTGTCTGGTGAGACCAATGGCTTCTTTGCCAACTTCTCTGACTCCTTCTTTTATTCCACAACAGGCTTCTATGGAAGCATGCGGATCAAGGACACAGGGACGCCTGCCAATGACTATGACAGCAGCCCAAGATCTTCTTCAACAAGCAAGTTTGTTGTTGCAGGCTCCTCGCTGAAGATTGTCAGAGAGTCAAATGGCTTCTATGACTTTGCCCCTCACAACTTGTTCCTTCACTCAGAAGACCTTTCGCAGGCCTCTTGGCTGAAGAACTTCACTGCATCGGTGACAGGGACCAACGTCCTCAATGTCCCTGCATCGGCAGATCGCATCTCTGTGTTCATGACAGCAGCACAGGTTGTTGGGAGGAACCTGATCCTAAGTGCAGACTTGAGTGGCACTCCTGGGGCAACCTTCTCCCTGTCGGTGTATGAGGATGGTGTTCAGACGATCCAGCAGGTGACACTCACTGCCACCCCAACTCGATACTCAGTAAGCAGAGCCATTGCTGAGACTGCCACTGATGTACGTGCCTTCCTTGTCCGCAATGGCACTGACACTGCAACGTCTGTGACAATCACCAATCTTCAGGCAGAAGTAAGCTGGGTCAAGACTTCTCCAAGAGCATACCTCAAGACCACAACTGCGATTGTCTATGACATCCCGTATGAGTGGGATGCCTCAGGCAATCTCATCGGCGTGTTGTTTGAAGATGCGAGAACCAACCTTGCACTGCGTTGCTCTGATCTGACCCATGCAGCTTGGACAGCGACAAATATGTCCACAGCAAGGACTGCAACAGGCCCGAACAATCAGGCCAATCATGCCACGACAATTACTGCCAGCGCTGGCAATGCGACCATCCTCCAATCAATCACCTCTGCCAGCGCCAACAGAGATACATCATTCTTCATCAAGCGAAGGACAGGCACAGGCACAATCGAGGTAACTCAGGACAATGGGACAACCTGGACGGCTGCTGCAGTAACCGGATCTTGGGCAAAGTTTTCCACCCCTGCCCAGACCATTGCCAACCCAGTCATTGGCATAAGGGTTGTGACTTCTGGGGATGCTGTCGACGTTGCCTGGGCCCAGCACGAGACTGGGACAAGCATTGCATACACCTCATCTCCAATCTACACAATTGGGGCAACTGTCACTCGCGCAATCGACAACTTCTCGATTGCTTCAAGCCTGGCACCTGCTGTGACTGCTGCCATGACCCTGTATGCGAAGTTCAGGACAGAAAATCCTGTTCAGTCTGTCGCGAGAATGGCAATATCATTCGAGAATACATCAAGCCACAAGGTGTCAATCGGAACAAGATCAACAATCAATGACTACAGCTGCTCTGTAACCTCTGCTGGTTCGACAACGGCAGTGGGTGAAGGAGGGACGATGGTTGCCAACTCTCCTGGCAAGGCTGCCATTGGCGTCGCCTCGAATGATGCTGCCATCTATGCTGATGGAGTTCAAATAGCGACAGATGCTTCAACTGGTGTCCCTGGCACAGCCCCAAACATCATCCGTTTCGGAAGCACCACTGGATCAACACAGGGACTCAATGGTCACCTGATTGAAGTTGGCCTTTATACAAGACGCCTATCGAATGCTGAATTGGCAACCCTAACTGCAGCTTGAGGCAAAGATGATTCAATTTGGTGTCTGGGCTCCTTCTCAGGAGACCTTCTGGAATACCTGGATTGATGCAGGGATCTGTAGCGCTCCAAATGAATTCAAGCCCCCTTATGCAGGGTGCATTGAAACTACTTGTAGCGTTTGGGATGGAATTGTAGTAAAGGAGGGAATAGCTGTACCGGGATGGCATTGCAATGTTCGCATCTCAGGGGCACTGGCTGATCAATTTACAGCCGGACTTCCCTCCTGTGATTCTGATGGCAACCTGCTATCTGTGTGGAACCGGACTCACGCAGCTTCAGCCTTCTCCCTCACACTTCAGCAGTATGACCCTGTAACAGGCTTCCCAGCAGGTATGCGCTCTGCTAGTGGAGTCACTTATGCTGATGTGAATGACTTCTCGTCTCCAGCAAACCAGTGGACTTGATATGGCAAAGCTGATTGTGAACTGCTCTTGCAAGGAAGGAACTTTCAACAAGGCTCGCTTCGAGACCCTTGATGGGAGGAAGCATGTTGTTGTTCCTGTGGTGATGGCCATTGAAGATGTTGTGATGAATGGCGCACTGCTTCCTTCTGAGGAATACTTTGCCCCATCTTGGAATGGTGTCCCTGTCACCGTTGGCCATCCGACGAATGGCGATGGATCTTTCCTTTCGGCGAATCACCCAAGCTCGATTGAGGATTGGGTTGTTGGGAGGATCTTCAACAGCGAAGTCAATGCCGGGAAGTTGGTCGGTGAGATCTGGGTTGATGTTGCCAAGGCAAATAAGGTCAGCCCTGGCCTGTCATATGACCTGGAATCTGAGAGCCCAATGGATGTCAGCACAGGCTTCTGGTCTGATGCCGAGATGGCAGCTGGCACCCTGAATGGGCGCTCCTATGAATACATCCATCGGAATGTGAGGCCAGATCATCTTGCCCTTCTTCCTGATGAGGTGGGTGCCTGTAGTTGGAAGGATGGTTGTGGTGTTCGTGCGAATGAAAAGAGGAGTGGATTGATGGCTAAGATTAGCCTGACTGGAGTGAGGGACCTTGTTCGCAGGAAGCCAAAGGCTAACCAGGCAACTGAGTCCCACAAGACGATGGTACAGTCTCTGATCGATGATGAGACCACACCATTCAGCGTAAGTGACAGCCAACATCTCCTGGCCATGAGCGAGGAGACTGTCAAGCAACTCTATGGCAAGTTTGTTCCTGAAGAGGAGCCAGAAGAGAAAGAAGACCCTTCCCAGGATGTCCCTGAGGAGGATAATGAGAAGGACAAAGAGAAGGATGCTGAAATGAATGCTGCTGAGATCAAGGCACTCGTTGACAATGCTGTGAAGGAGGCTGTTACTGCCGCCACTGCAGCATTCGCAACCAATGCTGCCAAGCCAGCGCTGTCCGCTGAGGACATTGCTGCACTGAACCATGCCAAGCAGATTGTCGCCAATGAGAAGACCCTTCTGGTCAATCATGTTGTCGCCAACTCCACCATGAAGGCTGAGTTCCTGAATGGTCTTGACATGGCAACCCTGAAGCAGATTGCTGAAGGTCTGGCACCGGTGGTTCACAGCTACGGTGGCCGTCCCCTTCCGTCTGACGGTGATGCAACTGAAGAGGCTATTGTCAATGCGATGACTCCGACTGGTGTTGTTGCTGCGATCAATAGCAAGAAGAAGAAGGAGGCCTGATCCATGGCAAGTAAAGACGCACCCAAGGTGATCCTGCTCAAGGGTGATCCTGCTTACAATGAAGGTGTTGCCAATGCGGCAATCACCCCTGGTCATCTCATCGAGATCATGACCACTGGCAAGTTGCGCGTTCATGCCACGGCTGCAGGCATGGCCCTTCCGATGTTTGCTCTGTCGGAGAGCTATGCTGGTGGTGGCATCGATGATGCCTATGCCTCCAATGATCAGGTCTGCTATGCTCAGTGCAAGAGCGGCGATGAGATCTATGGCTGGCTGAAGAATGGCGTGACGTCGACTGTTGGTGCATTCCTTGAGTCCGATGGCGCTGGTGGCTTCCAGCTGTCGACTCATGCAGTCACCAACGCAACGACGGCAGCAGCCTGGCCTGTTGCCATCGCCCTTGAAGCCGTCAACAACTCTGGCGGCGGCACCGGTCCTAACAGCGCAGCGCGCATCAAAGTGAGGGTCCTCTAATGAATGCAGCCACGTTCGCATCTGCCTCTGCCGTATTTGGCAGCCGCATCAATGCCGGGAATCACCGGCCATTCCTGAACAATCAGGGCCAAGCCAAGATTGTTGTCAATGGTAAGGTCCTGAGCACCAATGCCCCTGCCGCTCTGCGCTATGATGAGTGGAAGGACATTGACCGGGAAGTGATCGAGAATGCTCAGCAGCGCCTCGTTGGCATTGCCGATCTGATCAGTGGTGGCCTTGTGTACAACCTTGGCAGCGTCGGTCAGTCCATCTCGATGTATGAGCGTGTGTCGGACATCACGCCGGCTGCGATCTCCATGTCGGGTCTGGATAAGTCTGATGAAGACCGTCCCACCTTCGACAACGTCAGCGTCCCTGTCCCTGTGATCCACAAGGACTTCCGGGTGAACTTCCGTCACCTTGAAGCCTCTCGGACCTTTGGTGCAGGCATTGATGTTGTCACTGCTGGCCAGGCTGCTCGTGTTGTTGCTGAGGCATCTGAGTCGATGCTGTTCAGCGGTAGTGCGATCCAGGTTGATGGCTCCACCATCTATGGCTACGTCACCCACCCCTCGCGCAACACTGTGACCTTGTCAGAGCAGTGGACTGCTTCTGGCAAGACGGGTGCAGAGATCCTTGCCGATGTTCAGGCAATGCTCACTGCGGCGCGTGCGGACCTCAACTTTGGCCCGTTCACGCTGTACATCCCTGGTGCATATGAGACTGTTCTTGACAATGACTTCAATCCTGGCACGAGCGACACGCGTACTGTGCGCCAGCGCATCATGGCCCTTGAAGGCATCGCTCAGATCCGTGTTGCTGATCGCATCCCTGCCCACACTGTTGTGATGGTGCAGCTGACCAAGAATGTGGTTGACCTGGCTATGGCTCAGGACATCACCACCATCTCTTGGCAGTCGATGGGTGGTCTGCAGGAGGAGTTCAAAGTCATGGCTGTCTGGGTGCCGCGCGTCAAAAGCACCTTCGATGGCCAGTCTGGTGTTGTTGTTCTCGCTGCCTGAACCAAAAAGGAGCGGTGGCCCCACCGCTCCAATCCACAACAAGGAGACACTGAATGAAGCCCCACCTTCTCTATTCTGTCGTGAACAAAGGCAAGATGCGTCGCTACAAGATCACTGGAGTCAATGCCAAGCACTTCCGTCACGAGGAAGTCAATGGCCGGATCATCCTGGTTGCCTATTGTGGCCCTGGCACCAAGGTCCCTGACTGCCGTGACATCATCGAGTTGACGCCTGCTGATGCTGCCCGCCACTCCCACCTCAAGCTTCTTGAGCTTGGTCGCGAGAGCATCGACCTCAACCCTGCTGTTCTTGTGATCCCTGACGACTGGGAGAACCACGACAGCAAGAGCATTCTTGATTGGGCGTCCCAGATCGTAGGCAAGAAGGTTGGCAACGTCGCCAAGGCCACCAAGATCATCGAGGACTATCGCAATGGAAGCTCCAACGATTGAGCTGGTCAGGGATGTCATCACAACCTCCAAGTCAGATGCCTTTGTTGGCTCTATGATTGAAGAGGCTGCGTTGATTGCTGGGACATGTCAAGCTGTTGTTGATGCCCCAGCCCCTAAGCAGTCTGCCATTGTCCGATGGATCGCTTGTCACCTTATCTCCCTGAACAATTCAGGGACCTTAAGCCAGCAGTCCATTGGCGATGCATCGGAAAGCTATGTGGCCGCTCAGGCTGCTTTCGGTAAAGGCCTTTCCTCCACCAGCTATGGCCAGAGAGCCATTCTCTTGGAGCCTGAGCTGTCTAAGGTCGGAAGACCAAGCCCTGTCTTCGTGGTGCTCTGAATGGACATAGCAAGCCTCCTCAACCAAACAGCCACCTATTGGGCACCCGGAAGCAATGATGGGTATGGTGGCTTGCTTTATCCCACCAAGGTCGAGATTGTCTGCCGATGGCAGAATGTCTCTGAGCTTTTTCGCGATAGCAAAGGCAGAGAAGCGATGAGCCTTGCTATTGTGTACACAACAGAGGAGCTTGCCACCGGTGGCTATCTCCTCATCGGGAACGCAGGGTTGGAGATTGAGGGATCACCAATGGACCTTGGGGCTCATGAGATCCGTCACTTTGGGGCATCTCCTTCCCTGCGTGCAGACCAGACTTTGTACAAGGCCATCCTATGAGCAAAGTCAAAGGCCTTCAGAATGCTGTCTCAAACCTGAATGGTGAGATCTCCAAGATCAAAGGGGCAACGATTGCAGGCCTCTATGCTGGAGGCCTCGTCATTCAGCAAGGGGCTCAAAAGAGGGTGCCTGTTGAGTATGGCAACCTCAGGGGAAGTGCCTACACAAGAAGGTCCCAGAAGAACAAGAACACTGTTGAAGTCGGCTTTGGAGCAGCATATGCTCTCTATGTCCACGAGAACCTTGAAGCCAAGTGGGCAGGCAAGCCTCGAAAGAGTGGGAAAGGGGTGTATTGGGGTCCGAATGGTGAGCCCCAATTCCTCCTCAAGTCTGTCAGGGATAACAGGAAGCGTGTAGTTGAGGTTGTCAAATCATATGCAAAGGTGAAGTGATGAGCCCTGCTGATGATCTTGCAAGGTACATAGCTGGGCTTGGTCTCGGCATCTTTGGCAACTCCAACCAGAATGCCTGGGCTGTGAGTGTTGCAAGAGAGCCGATTGAGCCTGCCAACTGCATCACCTTCTATGACACTGGAGGAGTTGGGGCAGATACTGATGAGCTGGACCTATACCGCCCATCAATTCAGGTTCGGGTGCGCTCTCGCGACTACATGGAAGGGTGCAACAAGCAGCAACAGATAAGGCTTGCACTCCATGCAATTGCAGGCGCAACCATAAATGGAAAGAGATATGTTGGAGTAACGAATGAGACTGACATCAACCACATTGGTATGTCAGAGAACAACCTGTTCTTGACAACCATCAGCTATCAAGTGATCCACGAGTAAACCAACAGGAGGAATTCATGGCAGCTTTCAAAGGACGTTCTGTCAGCTTTGTTTGGGATGGCGCTGCTGTCCTTGGTGTTCGGGAAAAGGGTGTTGCTCTCAATGGAGAGCCGATTGATGTTACCTCTGATGAGGATGCTGGTTGGCGGACCTTGCTGACTGAGTCGGCCCAGAATGAGATGAACATCTCTCTTTCAGGCGTCTCCAAGGACCGTCGCCTTAAGGATGCCTGGTTCAGTGGCAATCGCACCAAGACTGCTTCTCTGACCTATCCTGATGGCACCATCATCTCTGCCAGCTTCTATCTGGCCAACTACAATGAGACGGGTGCATACAATGATGCTGTTACCTTCGACTGCGAACTTCAGTCGACTGGCACAGTGACCTACACGCCAGGATCATGATCATGAGCGGCTTCAATCCTCTTGTACTGAAGTGGGATGGTGAGACAAAAGTCATTCAACCTCACCACATGCTCAGGGCCATTGCTGCTGTGGAGGAGATCATCACCCTCCATGAGATTGGCATATTCCAGAAGAGAGGGACGGCACCTATGGCCCGCATCGCGCAGGCCTATGGCGCTCTCCTTCGATATGCTGGCTTCCAGGTCAGCGACGATGAAGTGTATGCTGGAATGTTTGCTGATCAAGGTATGGCCGGTGCCACTGCTGTAGCATTCATCCATCAAGTAATGGTTCCCCCTGAGTCTATGTTGAAGGCTGCTCTCAAGGGTCAGAGTGAGCCGGGAAAGTCAGTGGAGGTCGAAGGCAGTTTGTCAAAGGCCTCTATCAAGCAGCCATCTCAGGGAAGTGGGTCACGCCGCAAGAGTTCTGGGGGCTGACAGTCACAGAGCTTTGGTGGTTGGTCGAGATCAACAAGCCTCAGAAGAACTTTGGCAACTTGACAGAAGATGAAGTTGCCGAGATCTATGAAGAAACATATGGAGAGTGAAACATGGCTGCAATTTCTATCACTGCTGCAAACGTCATCAAGGGAAGCGATGCCCAGACCAAGAGCGGGATTGCTGGCGCAACTATCACTGCCGGCCAATCCCTTTACAAAGAGGCATCAACTGGCCAGCTGAAGTTGGCCGATGCTGACAGCGCCACCGCTGAGGTCCGAGTGCTTGAAGGCATTGCCCTTCATGGAGCTTCTGCAGGCCAGCCGATCCAATACCAGGTTGCTGGCGACATCACCATTGGCGGCACTGTCGTCACTGGAACCATCTATGCGCTTGGAGAGACTGCTGGCGGCATCATCCCGTCTGCTGATCTGTCATCTGGTGAGTATGTATCGATTGTTGGCGTCGCCATCTCTGCCAGCGTGATCCGTCTCGGCATCAAGAGCTATGGCGCTGCCCTGGCCTGATGACATCTGACTTCAAGACCCAATAGGAGGATACATGGCAACACAGTCTATTGGCAAGCTTGAGGTCGAGATCACAGGCAACACTCACAGCTTGGAGGCTGCTGAAAGGCGTGCCTCCAAGTCGATGAAGAATATGGAGTCAGCTGCCCTTACGGCAGCCTCTGTTGTATCTAGGGCATTCGTCGCTGGAGCAGTCCTGGCAGGCATTGTTGCCATTGGAACTGCTGTAGATGCCTCAGCCAAGTCAATGGCCAACATGGCCAAGTCAGCATCAAGCCTTGGCTTCACAGTCGACCAATTCAGCAGGATCTCATATGCCTCTCAGGCTGCTGGAGTGTCTGCTGAGGCTCTTGACAACTCAGTCAAGGAGCTAACCAGACGGCTCTCGAATGTTGATCCGATGTCAGAGACCACAAGAGCCCTTCAAGCTCTTGGTCTGGCATATGAGCACAGCACCACCAAAGGCATGGGTGTTGAGAAGACACTGATGTCTGTTGCTGAACGCTTCTCCACGATGAAGGATGGGGCCAACAAGAGTGCCCTTGCAATGGCCTTGTTCGGAGAGCAAGGACTCAAGCTGATCCCATTCCTGAACAAGGGGAAGGATGGCATCAAGGAGCTTATGGGCGAGGCTGATCGCCTTGGCATAACGATGGGCAAAGAGGGATCACAGGCAGCAATAGAGTACACAGAGAACATCTCCAAGGTGGCATCCATTGCTCAAGGGATGGCAAATTCATTCGCGCGCGAGATCCTGCCATCGGTCAACAGCACAACAGCAGCAATGATTGATTGGGCCAAGAGTGCTGACATCATCAACAAGACTGGAGAGCTCACAAGGTGGACAATCACAGCCCTGTCTGATGCATGGGTGCTCTTGAAGGGTGCTGTGTCAGGATCTGCGGCAATGATCGTCAACTTCTTCTCTGCCATTGGCAAGGCCTCAGAGGGAGAGTTCAAGGCTGCACTCGATATGTTGCGCGAATCAGGCACTGTGTTCACCACTGTTGCAGAGTCATTCAGCAGCCAACTGAGTGACAACCAGAAGATCATTTCTGCTCTCAGAGGCACTACTGATGAGATCAAGAAGCAGGGTGCTGCTCAGGAGAAGGTTGATGCACCTCGGATAAAGTCAGCCCACGAGTTGTTGCTTGCAGAGCAGCAGCGAAAGGCACTGTATGCTTCAATGGCATCAGATATCCAGGCAGACAACACCGCCACAACGACAGACAAGATTGCTCGCCTGAATGAGATGGTTCGCTCAGGCCAGATCACTTGGCGCGATTATGTCACCACAGTGAGAAGCCTCAATGAGGCTGAGACACAGCAGGCCCTTTCCTCCTTGATGAGTAATGACCAGCTTCCTATGACCCAGAAGGTTGCTGACCTCAACAAGATGTGGCAGGATGGCAAGCTTGGTATTCACGAGTATGCCAATGCTCTGAAGCAGGTCAATGACCAAGGCACAAAGAGTATGGATGACCTGATGTCGATGACAAGCACTGCCTTGACTTCAATCTTCAAGGAGAGCAAGACTGCCGCAATCGCATCGGCAATCATCAACACATATCAGGGCATCTCCAAGGCCATTGCCACCTATCCACCTCCTGTAAGCTATGCCATGGCTGGCCTCCAAGCTGCCATGGGCTTTGCTCAGGTTGCTGCCATCCGCAACACAAGTAAGAACAGCAGCAGTGCTGGCTCAGGATCAGTGTCCGCTTCTGCCCCAGCTGCAGCAGCAGCCTCAGCCCCAAGCCTTCCCAACCAGGACTCAACCTTGTATGTCAAGGGTCTCGATGCCAAGGGGATGTTCACTGGCGATGTCGTGAGAGATCTCGCCAAGAAGTTGGTGACATATCAAAGAGATGGTGGCAAGGTCATCATCGCATAAAGGAGATGCCATGTTCCACTATGCTGCGAATTACCTTGATGTTGCAGACCAGAGCCTGAACAAGAACAACCCTGTGATCCTGTGGAACAATCTTGTCACTGCTGCAGGAGTTGACTCTGACACAGAGCAGGCCATGTACCCTGCAACCAACTTGGCAAACCCATCAACCATCTCGGTTTGGAAGGGCGATGCTATTGCGCTGGAGGCAGTCAGGTTCACATTCGATGCACAAACTGTCGACTGCTTTGGCATCTATGGACACAATGCGCGAGAGGCAGGCTGCACTGTCAGTTTCTATTATGCCCCTGTTGGCGGTGTGTATCAACTTGTTGACACCATCCCTGTCCCAACAGATGACTCGCCAATCATATTCAAGATGAATCCTGTTGAGACAGAGACAGTCCAGGTTGTCTTCTCTGCAGGAACCGCCAAGCCACAGGCTGCAGTGATATATGTTGGAGAGGCTCTGGTTGTTCAGCGTCGCATCTATGTTGGTCACACTCCAATCACAATGGGGAGAGCCACCAAGGTTGTGACAGGGAGAAGCGAGAGTGGTGCCTTCCTCGGAAGGATAATTGTTGGTGAAGGCAGGATGAATTCTGTCGCACTGAAGAACCTCGATCCAGACTGGTATCGAGAGAAGATGGACCCATTCATCGAGGAGGCTGCTGAGTCACCATTCTTCTTTGCCTGGAGGCCTCTATCCTATCCTGCTGAGATAGGATATGCTTGGTTGACGAATGAGCCCAAGCCGATCAACTCGCTGGCCAATGGAATGATGCAGGTTGATCTGGAGATCGCTGGAGTGGTCATATGAAAGCACTTACCTATGTTGAGATTGATGTCCCATACTGCTCTCTGACTTACGGGACAGCACCTTGCACAGCATCGATCCCAACAACAGGTTCAATAAAGTGCTTCAATACCAAGAGGACCTGCCAGGACAGGGAGAACTTCACTGACTCCCCTCAGACAATGCGCTTCACTCTGGAGGGTGTTGCCTATGCTCCAAGAGACATAGAGGCGATCCCGTCGATTGTTGCCATTGGGATCAACCCAGGGCAGATAAGCCTTGGGAAGGATCTTGGAGAGCGGTCCTCAATCCAGATCACATTCAAGGATCACAGACATAGCGACACTGGGTCTGCTGGAGACAAGTATCTGGCTGATCGGAGCTATGATCCATTCAGGCAGGGAACATTCTGGGGCAAGTTCCGCAATCGCCATCTGTACCTAAAGGGGCAGCCACTCCGATTGATCCGTGGCTTGCTTGGCGAAGCAATTGGGGACATGAAGACCCGGCACTATGTCATTGACTCATACACAGGCCCAACCACTGATGGCTCCTTCACAATCATCGCCAAGGATGTGCTCAAGCTTGCTGACAATGATAGGGCACAATGCCCAGAGGTCTCGAATGGATACCTGTCTGCAGATCTGACTGATGTGGCCACAACATTCAACCTTTCCCCTTCTGGGATAGGTGATTCGGAGTATGGCCTGAATGGATACCTCTCGATTGGCGGCAAGGAGATTGTCACCTTTCAGAGGAAGGCAAGCCAGGATGCCAACACAAAGCTTCTGCTTCACTGCAATGGTGCAGATGCCTCGACAACCTTCACAGACTCATCTGCTTCTCCACACACAGTGACTCGGTTCGGGAATGCTCAGGTCGATACTGCTCAATCAAAGTTTGGAGGAGCATCAGCACTCTTTGATGGAGTGGATGACTATCTGCAACTCGATGGGTCATCGGACTTTGCTTTTGGGACTGGTGACTTCACTATTGATGTTTGGTTCAGGCTCTCTTCAATCGGAGCGCAGAGGACTATCTATGACTCCAGGCCCGCCGGTGGTGGCGGCTTCTATCCAACAGTCTATGTGACTTCTGCCAACAAGGTTCAATTCTATACCAATGGTGCAATGGTCCTTGAGTCCACAACCACTGTTGCTGCCAACACTTGGTATCATGTTGTTGTTGCTAGAGCCTCAGGGACTTCCCGTCTATTCATCAACGGGACATCAGAGGATGATGCAGCAGACACCAACAACTATATCAATGGTGCATCGAGACCAGTGATTGGCACTGATGGTTCCACGCCTGCTTCCTTTGAATTCATTGGCTGGATTGATGAGGTGGAGATCTCCAAGGGTGTTGCTCGATGGACATCAAACTTTGTCAGTACTCAGGCAGAGACTTCCACAACAAGCGGCAACACAATCCTGGTCACATCGAGAGGCCAGCTGAACACAACAGCCCAGGCCCACAAGCAGGATGATCGAGTCCAGATAGTCAGAAGCTATGCCTCAATCGATCCTGCTGATATCCTCTATGACCTGTTTGTGAACTATGCCTCTGTTGACCCGTCATACATTGACCTGGCATCCTGGAAGCTGGAGACTGCAGCATATCTGAACAGGCTCTATACTGCCAACATCGCAGAGCCAACAGGCGTCAACCAACTTGCATCCGAGTTGATTGAGCAGGCAGCGCTGGCAGTGTGGTGGGATGATCTTGGCCAGAAGATCAACTTGCAGGTCCTTCGCTCGATACCGACTGATGCGGCAACCTATGACTCAAGCAAGATCCTTGAAGGGACGCTGAACATTGATGAGCAACCAGAGCTTCGTATCTCTGAGGTGTGGACATACTTCAATCAGCGCAACCCACTTGAGGGGCTGACAGAGGAGAACAACTACAAGTCGATCGCAGTCACAGTCGATCTCCAGCGCCAAGCAGACTATGGGTCAGCAGCCATCAAGAAGATTTACAGCCGCTGGATACCGAATGGTGGGCGCTCGATTGCTCTGCGATTGAATGAGATCCAGCTTGCCCGATATGGTGACCCGCCAAGGGCATTCGAGTTCGCTGTGTTCCATGGCGAGAACATTGAGCTTGGTGGTGGCTATAAGGTCGGATCAGACTTCCTCCAAGATGAGACTGGTGCACCATATCTGGCCAATGCCCAGGTCATCCGTCTGGCTGAAGGGTCAGAGATGATCAGGGTTGCAGCAGAGGAAGTGCTGTTTGATATCCCTGAGTCAGACTTGAATGCGCGCACAATCATTCTTGATACCAGTCAGAATGATGTCAACATCCGCACAATCCATGATACGCTCTATCCTGAGATCACCACTGTTGGTTCAATCACTTTGACTATCATCGTCGATGCTGGAACCATCATCGGATCTTCATCGACTGCAACGCCAGCAATGAACATTGGGACATTCCCATCAGGCCTTCCTATCCTGCTCCAGGTCCGTGGAAGGATTCAAGGTGCTGGCGGCACTGGAGGAAGGGCTGTTGGCTCCAACCTATCGGCTGGTGCAGGAACGGCTGGTGGACCTGCCCTATACACTCGGATGGCCCTTGACCTCGATGTCGATGAAGGAGAGATCTGGGGTGGCGGTGGCGGTGGCGGTGGTGCATCATTCGGGCCAGGGACAGTCTCAGGAAGCTGCGGTGGCGGTGGCGCGGGCACAATCGCTGGCCTAGGCGGAACAATCCATGCCAGCGGCCAAGTCGGAGCAAATGGAACAAGCGAGGCTGGTGGCGCTGGTGGAACGATTGGATATGATGGTGGCAATGGTGGCGGGCCTGGCTTAGCTGGCTCTGCTGGCCAGTTTGAGTCCTATGGAGCCCCTGCTGGCGGTGCGGCTGGCGCGGCCATAGACGGGATCTCCTATGTCACTGTGACGGAAGGTCCTGGAGATAGGCGCGGTGGAGAGATCAACTAAGGCCTTGGTCCTGTGTGAGGCTTGGCCAGGGGCTGGAAGATTGTCCCTGGCCTGGGAAGGGTAGCCTAGAAATGGCAGTGGCCCAGGGATCGTCATCCGCTGGGCCACCTAAGGGGCATTCCGTTCGTCAACCAAGAGGAAGGTCAGCTCATGCGCTGCCAGCCTGGAGATGCCACCTATCTGGTCTCAGAGATAGAGAGCAAGAAGCCCCACAAGAACCAACACAATGAAGAGTGCTGCATAGAAAGTCAGAAAGCCCTTAAGGCTTATGTCTCCTGACTTGCTTGAGAAGCGCTCTCCAATCGGCTGGCCAACTGGATATATCTCATTGTCTTTCACAGCAACCTCCTATGCTGCCATACGATACCCAGCATCCTTGGAGGAAGCTGCTTGGCGCTGCCCACTACGGTCCTCATGGTGACGCTTCCCAGAAGCATTGTTCTCCCTGAACCAGGCATAGTAGGCACCTGAGTAAAGGGTTGGGGCCTTGCTATACTTCTGATATGGACTTTTTCCTGATCGTGACTGCTTTGCGGTAGCCTTGTTGCGCTTTGCCATGGTATTCCTCTGGTGGTCGAGTTGATTTGATTGTGTGATGAACGCAATATGACATGCCCGGTATCTTGCTGCTTGAGCAGAAGGTGAAGCCCTTGATATAAGGGTCCCCTATTGGCCAGCGGCACTGGTCATCCCTGAGTTGATCGACAGCAGAAGGTGCAGCCTCTGCTGAAGCATCTCGGATTGACCTCTGGTTATATGTGCTGGCCAGGATGAGCTTGGCCTTGACCTCTTTCCCTTTCGCAGGGAACTTCCTCATCCTGATGGCATAGTCACTCTGGATCTGCCACCCCTTCCTCTTTGCCTTGCCGATGATCATATTCCTTGTGACTTCTTCCCCAAGCTGCTGGGAGAGAAGTGCAGCAATCAGGGTTGGCGACTTCCTGTTGGCAAGGAGCCTTTCAACTTCTGCCTCATTCTCCTCAGTCCAATTCATACTTCCTCCTTTACAAGCTCCATATACATCCTTGCATTACGAAGCTCAGCCAGGAGGACAGTCAGCGGGCTTGGGATAAGTCCTGAGTCCTGCTCCTTGACCATGTCAGCAACACGAAGGGCCTGCTCAAGGTTTACCTTGGCCTGCTGAAGCGGGGTGCGGCCTAAGCCATCCATCGCCTTCTTCTTCGCTGATACGGTCACGGCACTTCCTCTTGGTGTCTGCTTCGATAAGGAGGAGATTGCCTGAGGAAGGTTAATGAAGTGTTACCAGATCAGGCTTTTTTAGTTTTCTTCTTGGGCTTCTCATCAGCAGCCTTGGTCTTCCTAAGGCTCCATGTTGCCCCATTCCTGCCCCTGCCAGAAATGTTAATGACCTCAAGCCCAGCCTTATAGAAGGTGAGCTTGAGGCCTAGGGATCTCGCAATTCCGCACGCAATGATGTTGGAGTGGAAAGGGCGATTGCCGCCCTTCCCGAATATCACTTCAACAATCTCAGAGGTCCTGGCATCGCCCTTCTTCAGGTGCGCCAGGACCCTTTGCTCACGAAGCGACAGAAGGAGACTTGATTGCTCGTGGGCCGCGTCCATCCTTGAGGGAGTAGACAACTTTGTCATTCTTCTTGCCCTTCGTGATGTGGAACTTCAGGTCATTGGTGACGATAGCAGCATTCAGGCCCTTGAAGACCATCGTCAAGGCGCTGCTGGAAGACTTGTTGGACTCACCATAAAGGTGCTCCTCCAGGTCCTCAGACAGGACATCCTCATTGATCGACTTGGCCAGCATGATCAGCACCTTGGTGCGAAGGCTGGAAGGACGCTGACCGAACGGGGCAATGATTGCCTCGATGGTGCGGCCACCCTTTGCCTTCATTGCCTTGCCATTGAGATAGCTGCAGATGATCTCTGCCGCCTCGCCAATGTGCTTCTCGACAGTGACGTTGGTTGCTCCAGCCAGAGACTTGCGGCGGGCATCGCCCTGTGCCGACTCAAGCTTGGAATACTCCTTGGTGACAACCTCGCCATCGACCGTTGCGATGGACTTATACACTGCTTCCTCTTGCATTGACTTTCTCCTGGTTCCTGGTTGGTTGGAGTGGCCCTGAGGTTGTCCCAGGGCCTTCTGCTCCACTATGCTGCTGCCTTCTTCCTTGCCAACAGATCAACTCGCTTGCCATCATTTGTGACGATGATATCGCTGCTGACCTTCTTCTCATTCCCAGTGATGGTCCGCTGGCCACCATCAGCCTTCGTGAACCAAAAATAGAACTGAG